CTCGTCGGCCCCGTCCAGATCAAACAGCCATCTGGGGTCCGAACCGAGCGGGCGAGAATCTTTGCCCTGATCCGCTCGCGCCTGGTCATGGCTTGTCACCCTCCGTTAGATTGTGGGGTGGCATAGCCGCAGTGACAGCGGCAAAAAAGGCGTCTCGGTCTGTTGCCCCAACTCCAGAAACGGTCCTGATGTCGCTATTGCGGTTTAGGGTGACCAGCCATCGTTCGGAGGGCGTTCGCCACTCTTGCAAGCGCTCACTCACGCCGGAAATATACCAGCCTTCCGGTGCGCTCATCCCGTTGAAGGTGGCAGCCTTACGTGTTAGCTCTGACCTCAGCGCGTCTGCCTCGGTAAGCTTCGCCTCGATGATCCGCTGCGCCTTGAGCGGTGATATAGGCTCGTCATCGATTGCCCCGCAGACCGAAACTGCGAGATATGCCAGCACGTTTTCGGCCGCAGTCATGTGTTCGCCGTCGCCGCCCATTCCAGCGTTTTCGTCGTAAATCGAGACATCGGGGAGCGGTAGCCACCCGACCGGCCGACCGTGACCTTCGCAGAAACAGTCCTGATGCCACGACCATCCGGCGAACTGCCAGAGGTCGTCGCCGGTATCTTCGAGGCTGTTGAACCCGATGGTGGCGGTCGGCCGATCGGCGTCCTCAAGTGGGTTGTCGCCATCGTCGGAATAGTCGACCAGCAGCCGCACCATCGTCCCGTCTTTCGGGGCTGTTTCGATGGCTTTCCAAACTGCGGCCCCTAGCGTGGGCGTGGGGGTGTTCATGACGCTGCCCTCCGCGATGCGGCCCAGGTTTCCTTGACCCGGCCAAACCCGACCTTGATCGCCGTCTCAAATCCGAACTCGGAAAGCTGCGACCAACCGCCGGCCCGCACGACAGCCCCAGACGCGATTAGCCTATCGCGCGCAGTCTTGTCGATGATGTCGCCGTCCCAGGTCGGACCCGAGATAAACAGCTGCCGGATAATGTGGATGTCAGCATCCTGCAGGGCGGCTTTGGCCAGTGCTCTCTGGCTGGCCAGTAGTGCGCCGGCCTCCATCGTTTTTTTGATCACGTCGTTCATGTCGTCCCTCTTTCTTGTTGCGGTAGTAATGAGCCAAAACCCGCGCGTTTTTGGCCTCGCGCCACGCGTCTGACTGGTACCAGTAGTAGGCTTGGTTTTCCCCGATCTTCAGGATTCGCCCGATCGCTGCCCGGCTAAGGCCTTTGGCCCGTAGCTCCAGCACCTGCGGCACCCAGGGCGGTGGTTTGCTGTTCATGGCGTCACCTTCGGAAATGTCCGACCGACAATGTCATTGTATTTCGGGTTAGCTGGGCTCGGCCGGGTCTTGATCGTTGCCGGCCGGCGAACCTCACGGGCCCGAAACCGCGCAATCGCATCGTCCACAGTCGACGGAAATGGCTGTTTGCCGCCGTGCTGGAACCACCACTTGGCAGCGTCATCCCACTGCCGGCCGCGCCCCTCGAAGAACACCCACTCGTTTTGCGCGACGACGCCAGCCAGATAGGTCACGCGCATGCTGGCTGGCTTGCCCGGCTTCTCATGCTTCGTCGCCGACCAGCTCATGACCGGAATTTCAGAGACGATCTTCGCGCGTTCCGAAGCCAGGATCGGCGTGTTCGAATCCGCGACGGGCTCGTGCTTCACCTCGATCGGAAACTCGTGGTCGCAATGCTGACAGCGGGCGGCGAGAACGCCGACGATTGCGTTGCAGGCCGGGCATTCCTTGCCGCGAACCGTGGCCTCGGTGACCTTGACCTCGATATCGTCCTTGTCGTCGGGATCCTGCTTTGCCTTCTTCGGCTTGATCTCGATCGCGTCCACAGGTCCGTGACGGCGGCAGTTGCCGGCGAAGTCCAGGATCAGGCAATCCTGCTTAGGGCCGGCCGCAATGGCCGCCTTGCGTTCCTCTGCCGTCGCAGCATCCGGATTGAACCCGGCCGGCCACACAGGGCGCGTTCCTCTGCCGACAATCTGGACATAAAGCCCGGTCGATAGCGTGGACCGCAACATGACGACCATATCGACGCCAGGCGCATCAAAGCCCGTCGTCAGGACATTGGCATTCGTCAGGGCTCGGATTTGCCCACGGCGAAACTGCTCAATAAACCGCTTGCGCTCCCCGGCCTCGGTTTCGTCCGTGATCATTTCGGCCGAGATGCCGGCATCCCGCAGCGCATCGCGAACGTGCCCAGCGTGCTTTTTCCCGGCACAGAAGATCAGCCACGATTTGCGATCCTGCCCCATGATGGCCATATCGCGCACGGCCGATCGCGTGATCTTGTCGACGTCGGTAGCGGCTTCCAGTGCCCCGGAAACGAACTCGCCACCCCGGCGTGCCACGTTGGAGACGTCAATCTGTGTTGCGCCGCGCTTCGAGATCAGCGGCGAGAGCCAGCCGTCGTCGATTCCTTTGCCGATGCCGTAGGAGAAAACGACGTCATCGAAGAGCTTGCCTTCGCCCTTGTCGAGCCGGCCCGAACCCAGCCGGTAGCACGTCGCCGAGAACCCGACGATGCGCATGTCAGGATCGAAGTCCTGTAGCTTCGTCAGCAGATCCCGGTACATGCTGCCGCCCTCGTTCGGCACGAGCTGCGCTTCATCGATGAACACAGCGTTGCGCGTGCCGAGCACTCTCGCCTTTTTGTAAACGGACTGGATCGATCCGAACGTGATCGGGTGATGCGCGTCCTGCCGCTTTAGCGCAGAACAATAGATACCGGCCGGCGCCGACGGCCACGCGGTGAACAGCGCCTTGGCATTCTGCTCGACCAACTCGCGGACGTGCACAAGGTTGAGGATGCGCATGTCAGGATATTCGGTCAGCAGCCGCTGCGTCAGCTGGGATATGACGACCGACTTGCCCGTGCCGGTCGCCATGTCGACGAGCGGATTGCCTCCGCCGTCGTTCCAATAATCGTAGACGGCCTCGATCGCGGCGGCTTGATGCGGGCGAAGGATTGTCATCCGTCCCTCCGCATCTGGTGAAACGTCGGCGTGCCATCGTAGGCGCGCAGCCAGACAACCCAGCAGAAATCCTTCTTGCCGCCACCGAGCTTGATACCGGCCTCGATCACAGGCCCCGGCGGCATCGACGGACGAGGCGTGAGGACGTAGACCCGGAGCAGAGGCGTAGTGGCCAGCCACACCGCGCGGTCGTCACCCGCCAACCACGTCAGCGGCAGCAGCATCGCAGTTTTGCCTTGGCTCATCTCCAGAGCGTGTTCGATAAATTCTTGCGCGATTCCGAACGGTGGGTTCGAGACAATGTTAGATACCCAAACATCAGACGTCAGGAAATCAGCTTCCCGCGTGCACTCGACTGACCGTCGCACTTTATCGTGGCCTAAAGCCACATGACCGGCGGCAATCGCAGCCCGCACGATCCGCCCAGATCCGCAGGCAGGATCAAAGATCCCGCCCTTGAACTTTTCGACCTCGAAGAGACGCCGATCGCACCATTCCTCTTCGATGTAATAGTCGTCTGGGTGACGATCCCAGACGCGCGACTTCTCCTCGCGCGCGCTCATTTGAACGGCACCTCATCGTCGAAGTCCGGAACATGGATCGGCTTCATGTCCGGCGGCCAGTCAAAGCCATAAGCGACGAGGAACCGCTTGTGCATGCGGCGGGTGCGGTCGACATCCCCGGCGCAATATTCGGCGATCTTGAGCAGGTCCCGAGCAGCCCAGCGGTCCGCGACACGCGAACCGTCCATGCCGTCATCGCCCTTGCCTTCGAGCCCCAGGATCTCGCAGAGTTTGTCCATCCCGATCATGTCGCGGAAGCCCGCCCACATGACCATCGTATCCTGGACTGCATCGTCCCAGGGCTTGACCGCCCGAGGAAACCAAGGCGGCAGTGGCACGCCCAGGACGATCGCCCGCTGCCAGATGAAGCGATTGTCGAACTGGATCCAGTTGTGACCGACCCAGGTCAGCGCGTTGTGGCCGGGATTGCGCAGCTTATCCATCGCCGCGAAGGATTCGCGGATCAGATCGCGCTCGTCCTTGATATTGTCGATCGTGATGGCATCGGCCTCGCTGTCATTGAGCGCGAACCCAAAGCAGCAGATATGCCCGAGGCCGCCGTCGAACGACGTTTTGGCAATGGCCTTGTTCACCGCCAAGCCGCGCTCGATCATGGCCTTCTGGTAGTCTTCCGCCGCGCTCGCCTTCTTGTCGGCGATCCACGCGGCAATCTTCTCCGGGTCCTTGTAGTTGCCCGGCGCGACGAACTCGGTCTGATAGACCGGCTCTTTCACCCCGGCAGCGATCGACGCAATGACGCGCTCGTCCTGGGTCGGGATTGTCTCGATATCGCTGTACAGGTACTCTCTCATGACAAGCCTCCCTGCGCGGTGACCACGGCGACCATGTCGGCGGTTCGGGGCTCAATGGGCGCAGGCGGCGAACTTCCGGGCCACCATGCCGGAACGGTGCTCTCCGGCGTCATTTCCATCAGGAGCGCGAAACCATCGATTGCTTTGTTCGACGACTGAATCAGAAGAGGCCGATCCATATTCGTTTTTCCGCTACCAGTCCGACGCAGAGACAACGCTGTGTTCGCGGACTCGACAGCGAACGCCTTGCCAATCTTGGCCAGCATCTTCGGATTGAATTCGGTATGGCTGATTGGATAAACCGGCGCGATCAACCGGCGCCAGTCAGGAAAAGTCCCGTCGATAAGCACTTCGCGCCACTGGAGCTGCCCGAGAGCGATCCCCAGACTATTGAGCTGGTCAAATCGCTCTGCAATTTCCGTCTCGCGCTTCTCCTCGAGAGACGATGCTGGCATATGCAGCAGGCCCGCTCGCTTGCCGGCAACCGTGAGCAACGGATAACCCCTGCCCCCGCCGGTCATCATCCAGACGGCCTTGCCGCACGATTTCAACATTGCCGGATAGAGCTGGACAATAGCGCTGCCCTCAACGAATCCGTTGGGATCGCGCATATTGATCAGCATGTGTCCGTCGGTCGCCACCATCTGGACGCCGCCGTTGGGGTGCGCCTCGACATGCACGCCGTTGAGGTAGTAGAGAGTTTCATCGGTGCTTATCGCAATCGCGACCCGACGGAATAGATCGGCGTTCACCTGGCAGCGGAAAGGTACGTTCTCCATCGGTCAGACCTCCACTTTGAAGGTCTTGCCGTCGGCTCCGAGCGAATACCAAACATTCGCTTCGATGCCATCACGACCGACAATTCCGGACCAAGTGTGAGTGAGATCGC